TCATGGTTTCGGTCCTTTTGCTACCATTCTCATCATTGCTAGTATTTCATCATTGCTAATGGATGAGCCTGATTTAGCTAACGCCTCATAATCCTCCCTACCACTGTAGTGTTCAAGGGCGATAACATCATCGTCATACCCCAGGTCCGTCAGGGCCTTTTTTAGCTCTTCGAGCATACGAACCCGTTGATGCTCAGTAAGAGGGTTTCCACCTACTGTTAAAGTCTGAATTTCCATCCAGATTTTATTCAATTCTATCACTCGCATATCTCCATCTTTGCATTTAGATATGCGAGCAGCATATATTTCTGCTAATTCCTTATAAGTTTGGACTGCCATAGTATCTCTCCTTGATGTATGAATTAGAGTCTGTATAGATAAAGTAAGACTTCTTCATTGTATTGAAGAAAATTAGAAGAACAAGATTTTTAGGGAATTTCACCAATGCAACGCATTCTTTTTCGCTATGAATGTTTTTTTAAAGAAAAAGAGATTCTATATATACACTTCTGGCAATGGCAAACTGCCAAGATATTTCCTAACCTGATATTTTTCTGAGTTCATAACCCGGTCATGGCAAATACTTCAGTTAGAAAGGCAGCATTGAACTGGTTGACGTCGTGCAGCATGATATCTGTCACTACACGATCCGATGAGCACCTGGGGGAATCATTGACTGAAAATCAAAAAAAACGGGAGCCCATCGGCTCCCGCTTTTGCTTAATCCACCAAGGGGATTACATGTTCGCGATGATAGCGTCGCCAAACTCTGAACATTTCAGCAGCTTAGCGCCTTCCATCAGACGTTCGAAGTCATAGGTCACGGTCTTGGCGGCGATAGCGCCTTCCATGCCTTTGACGATCAGGTCTGCGGCTTCGAACCACTGCATGTGGCGCAGCAGTAGTTAACTAATAACATCATTACTTATTGATTTAAAAAGAAAAACAGGTGTTTTTGATACGTGGTTAATGTTTTTAGCCTAAGCCCTAACCTATTGAAATTCATTAGTATATTTTCAGTTTTGATAACTGGCTTTGAGTTTTTCAGCTCATCTGGAGGGTGAATTATTAGCCAATAATACTCACTCCCTGTGAGTCGGGTTAAATATTTCGGATGTTCTAATTCATGCTTTGAAAGCATTATAAAAATACTATAAAAAAGCCTCGAAATTCGAGGCTTTCATTGAAAGCACCATCACTATAATATTATTTTAATAATTATCTACCATGTGATTATTGCTCTTTTCCAAACCATCTTCCCTTTTTTCTCTTCTTTTAAATACAGAATCTTTTTCATAATAAAATAAAAAACAAGAGAAAACGCAATTATAGCAATATATGCACCGATACCGAAAGATACCAGAAACACAACTAAGATTCCAAAGAGCGCAACCAGTAAAGACGTGCCGATAGATACCAAATTAATTCTTGTGCGAGCGTCTCTTGATACATATCCTTTAATCTGAAATGCATGGCAACTTTGGCAGTGGTCCTCAGCAATTAAATATGCACCACAAAATGGACATTTTTTATCTTTTGTTATCATTTATTTTAAATCTCGACATAATAGTAATCGCTCATCCACAACCTTCCCTGGCAAGCGCAATCAACAACAGAATGTACTTTATTTTTTTGTTCTATTGTCTCAACTCCCTCAACAATTACGAAATTGCAGTATGATTTTACTTCATTTAATATCTTAAATAATTTACTCTCATACTGTATTTCCCAGAAATAATCTTTATCGATTTTTATACATTCAAAATTAAACATCTGAATAATTGTAATACTTGTTAAACCCCTCCCAAAATCATCCAGCCATACTGGACACAATTTCGAAAGACACTTTAAGTCAATCATACAGCATTTAGTATTAAATTCATGAAACTCTTCGTTAATCTCAAAGGCAATGTTTTTTTGTTTTTTTAAGTAATCGCTAATATATTTATCATTCAAGATATAATCGCTAATTAGGCTGTCAACATTCAACGAAACTGGCTTTAACTTCAATTTAGAAGCATCAATTTCTTCAATTGTCAATATCTGTTTATTAAACAAATCGATTTTTTCTTTGTCACTTAGTGTGCTGAAACAAAAAGCACTTTCATTAGCAAGGTAACCATTAGCATTCTTTTTTTTAACATTTTTCGTGAGAATTTCCCAAGAATGTACAGAACCATCTTTTTTGTAAGATGGTTCTAAAACAAATCTACAGGATTCTATTTCCACACTGTTCTTTATCATTAAAAAAACACCGGAACTAAGAATAATCCTAATCGTGTCATAATTAAATATGAAAGAGAAATAGTTTAAAATGATCGATAACGATCTAATGATAGTCAAAAACTATCATACTTTGAGTATCGATCGATCATTCAAATCAAATGAAAAGGAAGGTTAAAAAAGAAACATGATTTCAATATTAAAGCCATTTGGATCAGATAGTTGCATTACGCGAATGACTTGGGTGGCAGATGTCCAATGTAAGTTGAAAGGCGCTTATGGTTTCGAAGAGATTTATCCTTGTTATAATTGTGGATAATAAACGTTCTTAAACATATATATGTATAAAATCATGAGAAAAGAAATCATATCTTCTTCAATTATTTGGCATGCAATATCCATTCTTTCCGTTACGTTTAACTTCATATAGCATTTCATCAGCCTCTTTGATCCACTCGATGATTGATTCTTTATTTTCTGCACAAGAAATACCGATACTGACAGTACAGTACATATCTTTGTGGGAAGGCAATGAAAGATCTTTAATATTTTTTTGAATTAAATGAACCATAGCTATAACAAGCTTGTTATTACTGTTGTTAACAATAATAGCCAACTCATCGCCACCAATCCTTGCTGGCACGTCCTTCACACCAGCGCACTCTCGTAATATTGTTGATATACGAGATAACACCGCATCGCCTACTTCATGACCATAGGTATCATTAATTTTTTTAAAATTATCAACATCAATGAGCATAAGATATGAATGAATTCTTTTTTTACGCGTCGCACGAAAAGCACTTTCCATTTTCTGCTCAAAAAAACGGCGATTTGGAAGATCTAGACCAGGATCCATCAGGGCCTGCTTTTCCAGTAACTCCCTTCTTTTCCTCAACTTTATAGATAAATGTCTTGAAACTACACTCAATACAATGGGATAGCAGGTTGCCAAGGGTAAAGAAAGCAATACCGTTCGGGTACTGAATTCAATCGTATATCTGAAATCATTTGCTAACCAAACTGTCAGGAAACTAATCATCATACACGTTAATGCTGGTTTTAAAATTTTCCATCCACCAGCAGCATAGCGATCAGCTATTTGAACTGAAATTATGAATAATGATGGAATTGGACTAACTTGCATTACGGCTATCCAGATACCAGCCCAGAATGAATCAAGTATCATATTCTTTTTTTCAGTACCCAGCATATCCTTCGACATCATGCTTGCCAGATAAGCAACCGATGGCCAGATGAGTGCATTAAGAATTAACAAGGCTATTGTTATTTTTTGATGTGACTGCTCCTGGAGGACAGAGTATATAGGGAGAAAGCAAAGAACGACACCTATCTGACGTAAAAAATATACTCGTTTAATAAACGATGAATTTCTATCAGAAATGTATTTTTCATCCGGGAAATTTGTTAACATAGAAAGCCTATTAAAAATCGCTAAGAACCGATATCACTACAACCCACTAAATAACAAGATAAAACCGCCCTGCATTACAAATTTATAACATGGGTGTAAAAATTACAAGATTGCACCTCAATTAATTATAAACGTGTCAATAATAATATTTAGCATCCATTACCCTGAATCTATCTTTATGATTTCTATCTGATGGAAAGTAATACTTTAGTTTTAAATCCTTAAACATGAAAACCCAACAGGATTTAGCACTATTGCATTATTAATTTTGGTAGGTTATTAAAAAACGACACAACATCTGACCAGTAGAAGTTTACTTGAACTTACTTATCGTTTACTTCAAATTATTCTGTGATGTACACAGCAATTAATGTCGTTTCAGTTGCCCCCGGCAAGTGCCTCCGGGGGATTTTTTATGCTCCTCAACTTTCTAGGGCGTCAACTCGCCTAAGCAAATCCTGTACCACGGTCACCAAATCGGCGATGATTGCCGTGTAATCCACATTCATCACTCTGAATTTTTCGCCATCAATCTCCTGCTCGATGCCGAGGAAAGTATACAGATCGTCAGCTTTTTCAGCCTGCTGGGCGATAAATCCACGCCTCCGGCGCGTTTCACCCTTCATGTTGAACTCGCATACCCCCAGCGCGTTAATGCGCCTGGAGGCACCTTCCCGAGATTCCGTAAAATCCTCTTTAAGCCGCACGTCTGAGCCGGTGGTCAGGACGTCCCCTTTGCCAGTGGAAATGGTGCCGCCAGCACGGAAGATCCATGCATCAGTTCGGCCATAATCATCGAGATAGACAACCGCCCTGTGCTCCGAACCCACAGACTCCTCAACATAATAGTTTGCTACCGCACCACGGGCATCGCCAAAGCCGCCACGCCCTTGAATCATCGACTGGAACGGTGCGCCGGTGATCAGTTGTCCATTCGCTGGATTGCTCGGGGCAACGCTTCTCGCCATGAGTGCTCCCCAGGCGTATAGATGCTTTTTACACATAAAGGCCCCTTCGAGAGTCAGCTCACCTGCTACGTTCTCGATAAGCCGTGTTGTGTAATCGGCGGTACTATCGTTGAAATGAAAGTCGATGTATGGCGTACTCATCGATAGCTCAATGGCCTGCGCAAAATATTTCCCCGCGCTGATGTTGCCCGGAACAGCCATATTGCCGGCGCTATCGACCCCCATAATCTCCGTCTGGGTATCTTCAGGGCTGATGGTCGCCTTATTTCCTTTCACCACGCTGAAGCGCGTTCCGCTGCCCACCATCAGCTTCCCGTAGGTGCCTGATTTTTTGACCAGTCCAATATCGTTGTTCCTGCCAAGAATAAAACCGGCATTATCGCTGGTTATAACCTGCGAGCCGTCGAGGTCGTTTCCTCCAGTGAGTTTTGCCAGTGCGTTAAGATCCGATGCCTTCGCCATCCCGGCTATCGCCGGTACGGTCACCTGCTTTCCGGTGATCGGGTCAGTCAGGGTGATATCGCCGCTGCCGGTCAGGGCCATCGACCAGCCCTCCACCACACTACGCCAGAATGCAAATGCGCTGGCCAGCTGGTTAGCAAACGACGAGGTGCTGGCGGTTTCAGCGGTAATAATGCCGTAACAGGCACCGGAAAATGCGGTGGTGATATTCCGGGTCAGCGTCAGTTGCGTGTCGCTGTCCACAGATTTGATCGCATACAGGTCAGCACTACCGCTGCGGTAGACCACCAGAATCGACCCGGGCAGTATCCCCAGCGCCTCCTGTGACCATTTTGTTGTCGCACCTGTCACCCGTGCCTGCGACGCTGCACCCGTGACGGTGCCGACTTCATACATAGCCATAATAAAGTTCCTCCTGGATGGTTTTCCCTGGAAAAAGAAAAGGCCCCTAGCGGGGCCATGATTTAAGCAGATGATGCAGCTCTAATTACGTTGTTATTGCGCGCGGCGAAGGCGTCGAATCTTGAGAGGATGGTTAATACCATCTGTCCGTTACGGCCTAGGTAACAGCCATATCGCAGAACAGCGTCGCCAGTACCGGCAGGGACGACAAATGACATGTTGTCTACGTTCATTGACTCTTGCGCGGTTACTGGCCCAGCAATGGGCCATAATGAGGTAAAACACATGCTTCAGATGTTAACCCTTGAAGAGTGGGCAAACGAGAAATATAGAAGCAATCCTCCAAGCGTTTCCACTCTCAGGAATTATGCTAAACAGAATATGTTTTCTCCCCCAGCCAAAAAAGAAGGTCGATTCTGGCGCGTCAGGGAGGATGCTGAGTTGGTCGGTACATTGACCACTCCTGTAGTAAAGAAAAGCGACCCTGTTCTTTTGCAGAGGATTTTGAACGATGGCTGCCAGACCACTTAAAAATAATATATCTATTCCAAATTTATACCCGCTCTACAGTAGAAAGGTTAATAAAGTATACTGGCGTTATAAGCACCCGATAACTGGTAAGTTTCATAGTCTAGGAACAGATGAAGCAGAGGCCACGGCAATAGCTATTGAAGCAAATAAAAGACTGGCGGAACAACAAACCCGCCAGATAATGGCAATCACTGACAGAATTTCCACCAGCTCAGGAAAATCAATATCAACTAACACCTGGCTTGAACGTTACTGGAAGATTCAGCAGGAAAGATTAAAGTCCGGAGATATTAAAGAAAACACTATCAAACAAAAAGCAAAACCAGTATCTCTGCTTAAGGAGCGGGTAGGAATGAAATTAATATCCGCTGTCAATGTTCGAGATGTTGCGCAAATTCTTGATGAATATTTAGCGGAGGGATAACCCAGAATGGCTCAGGTCATTCGCTCTGTCCTAATAGATGTTTTTAAAGAAGCTCAGCATGCGGGAGAAGTACCTCCTGGTTATAACCCTGCACTAGCAACTAAACAACCTCGTAGAAAGATCACTCGCCAGCGCCTCACTCTTGAGGAATGGCAAAAGATTTTTGATATAGCCGATGAAAATCACAAATACATGGGGAACGCCATGCTTTTAGCCATAGTAACAGGACAGCGACTAGGTGATATATCCCGTATGAAATTCTCGGACATCTGGGACGATCATCTACACGTTGAGCAAGAGAAAACCGGAAGCAAAATCGCTATACCATTAGCTCTGCGTTGCAACGCAATCAACTGGAGCCTCCGAGATGTAATCAGTCGTTGCCGGGATTATGCAGTAAGCCCTTATTTGGTTCATTTCTTTAGAACCACCTCACAGGCTGAGCGAGGAGCACAGGTGAAACCCAGAACACTGACCATGAATTTCAGCAAGGCAAGAGGCAGTGCAGATATTGACTGGGGACAAGGTACCCCGGCAACTTTCCATGAACAAAGATCGCTTTCCGAGCGGTTATATAAAGCCCAGGGTATAAACACGAAAGATTTACTTGGACATAAAACTCAACAACAAACGGATAGGTACCATGATGATCGAGGGAAGGGGTGGACAACGGTGGCCTTATGAGGTTTTTCGGGAGGGGTTTTGATAACTTGTTTTGATAAAATTTTGATAACCGTTCGAAAACTAATAATAAAAACGGGAACCACCAAGTTCCCGTTCTGACATAATCTGGGGGCCAGATTACATGTTCGCGATGATCGCGTCGCCAAACTCGCTACATTTCAGCAGTTTAGCGCCTTCCATCAGACGTTCGAAGTCATAGGTCACGGTCTTGGCGGCGATAGCGCCTTCCATGCCTTTGACGATCAGGTCTGCGGCTTCGAACCACTGCATATGGCGCAGCAGTACATAACCAATTAATCAGTAACCGATTGAAAAAATTCGTTTTATTATCTTTTTACTTAATAGTGCATACCCTTACTCATCAAAATTAACTTACTGATTATCCAAAACATCTTGTTTGTTTTGGGGAAAGGTTTATCGTTGATGAATATTTAACGAGAGACAAGGTATCCCGAGGAATACGAATTGGAGGTTTTATTTTGAAAGCAAAAGCAAACTCTATCGCCGATTATCTCCACGCAACGCTCGAGAATGCTCAAAATCACATCGCCGCCCCTCCCCAATCGATGTATATGGTTTACCATATGGATGAAATATTCCAGAAAGAGATCTTGGCCAAGGGATTAGAAATGCACCCTACTGCTGGTTTTCTTGCTTTAAACTCATATATGATGTTGTTAGCCGCGGTACGACAAGCATTATCTGGCCATATAGTCCCTGTTTTCCCTATATTACGCACAGCGCTTGAATCTTCTTGTTACGCTTATTTAATAGCTACTGATAATAGTAAGGCTCTGATTTGGTTGAATAGGCATAATTCTCAATCAGAGTTAGATAAATGCCGTAAGACTTTTACTGTAAACAAGACAGTGAATGGATTAAAAGAGATCTCCTCTGAGATGGCTGAATATGTTAAGGCACACTATGATGCCTGCATCGATTTCGGTGCCCACCCAAACGAGAAATCAATATTTAACCATTTAACAAAAATTGATTCTCCCGATGATGGGTTCGATGCATGGGAACTTACTGGTGTTTATGGCCCAAATAGTTGGTATGTTAACTACACCCTACTTGCTTGCGTTGAGGTAGGGCAGGCAATTGCATTTCTTATCGCTGCATCTTCCGAGAACCATCCTTTGATCAATGAACGACAAGCTGTTTTTCAAAATTGGATGGATGAAAAAAACAGAATGGCTGAAGAAATAAATGGCGAACCCATTGACTACACAGGCCCTATGTACTCATCGGTTATGCCACCAACCTCCAAAGATCATTATTTTTAAGGTTTAGTAAATTTTTTCAACTATATCTTTGTCCACATGCCACCTAATGTTACCTAATATTACCTGCTATTATGGTGTCTCAGGGGCGGAGGTGTTAATCCTCTCGTGCCGACCAAACAATCCCACTAAAACCAGCCTCTTAAGGCTAGTTTTTATGCTTTTTTTTGGCCGGGAGTTAATGGGGTGAAACTGGGGTTACGCGCCAGGATGGTGGGATAAGCCAGCGCTCATTAACGTTCGCATAGAAACCGCGGCGACAAGAAACAGTCTTACTTCATCCATCGTAAAGACGGCAAGCCCATCTTCATGGCGGCGACCGGCGGTGTGCCTTTCGAGCGCGGGGATGAAGTAGAGGGATTTTGATTGTGACCACCGCAGCCGATCAGAGGCTGGTCGATATTCATGCCCGCCGGCCCTTGGTCCTGACGCCGGAAGCAGCGCGAGAATGGATGTGGCAGGAAATCACGGAGGCGCAAGCAGTTGAGATGGCCGGAGATGGATCAGTGTACGCCGACCATTTCACCTGGCACCCGGTATCGCGTGCCGTGGGTAACGCGAAAAACTGGGGGCCATAATTAATTGATGCTATTGAGCACCTATAAATTCATAACGTCCGCAACCAGAAGTGGACAGTTCGAACGTAACACAATGTTAGATAACGAAAAGCTAATGTTCTGCCTGTATGCAACTAAGCCCGAGAATGTAGTTTTCTCGGTAGTGTTGATCTAAAGACCTTTCAATAGACCTAGTTGTGAAGACAGCAATTTTCTGCGATTGTTGAAGCAATCCAAATTCCTCAAGTATGATATAAGTCATTATATAACAATGTGTTTTGTTGCTATAGTCTCTGTTCGATATCATTTTTTGGGTATACAGGATTACTAAAGGAATATGTATGACGCCTATAGAAAAAATTGCAGATTGGTCTAAAAATAAACCTGTATGGTGGCGACACTCTCTACGTCTTGCATTAAAGAATGGCACATTAGAGCAAGACGACTTTAATGAAATATTTGAATTGGCTCGTATGGAGCATGGTTTACTGGAGAAAAATAAATATTATTCTGAATGTGAAAAACCGTTCGATTTTACTGGGTATGCGACTGAACTACATGAGGTGTCATTAAAGTCACTTTATGACGTAAAAGGCGTTGGAATACTGGCAGAAAACCAAAAGCTGAATTTTTCCAATAACGGCATATTTATCGTTTATGGTGATAATGGGGCCGGAAAGTCAAGCTATGCGAGCATTTTAAAAAATGCTTGCTTAACCCGTGGAGATAGCCCAGTCATTATTGGAAATGTTTTTTCCAAACTGAACTTACCACCCCAGGCAAAACTCGCTGTTTCATGTAATGGTGTTGATGAAATCCATTTATGGAATCAACAGGCATCAAGTGTTGAGTCATTAAAGTCTATCCGTATATTTGACAGTTCATCCGCAAGCCATTACGTGAATAATGAAGGCGCCCTGGGATTTAAACCTATTGGGTTGAATTTACTTACTGAGTTAGTTCGTGCTATCGGAAGCGTCAATGCTTTCATTAATGAAGATACAATGCCCGGAAATGGGCTTACTACATTGATGAAACTTCAGTCAGGCAGTGTTACTGCTAGTTTTGTCAACAATCTTTCGGCAAACACTGTCGAAGGAGACATAAAAATGCATATTGCCACTGATGGTGACTTACAACGAATAGAAAGTTTAAGAAGAGATATAATTCAATATAAATCCCAGACGGCTGAAACGATAAAAAGTAAGTTGGAGCAAAATAAGAGGACCCTTACCCCTCTTAAACAACTTTGTGCTAACTCCATTAAGCTATTAGGTGATGATGCTATTTTAGAACTGAGAAAATTGCTCGATGAACAAGAAAGGACACAAAATCTTTCTGAAGAACTGCGTAAGGCTACACTGCAAAATCTACCTTTAGATACAGTTGCAGGTCTTAGCTGGCAGAGTTTGTGGGCGGCAGCGAAAAGCTTTATGGAACAGGAAACGAGAAAGCAAAGCTTCCCGATGCAAAGAGGCGAATATTGTCCCCTTTGTTTACAAGAGATTAGCCTAGAAAGTGAAAGCAGAATGGCTGCATTGAGGCAATATCTAAGTGACAAAACAGCACAGTCAGCAAAAATTGCAAAGGGCAATGTTGATGACGCATTGAAATTGTTGTCTTCGCATTCTCTCGAGCTCCCACCTTATATGGCGGCTATTGAGTTTCTTAATAGCAAGCATCCACTACTTGGTGATGACATCAAAATGATGTTTTCAGCCCTAGCAGAAAGAAAAGAAAAAATATCATCAGATATATCGAAATATACACATGCAGAAATTAATATTGAATGTGTAAACCAGCTCAATGAGATTGTTGGAGGTATTAATGAAAGTATACTCAGAGTTAACTCGGATGAAGATCTTTTGCTTTTGATAAAAAGGGAAGAGATGGAATTAGCACGACTGGAAGATATGAAGTATGTGTCGGAGAATCTCCCTAATATTATTTCTAACATTAGACGACTCAAAGTCATTGAAAAACTTGAAAAGTTGAAGTCACAATGCGGTACAATTTCAATTTCAACTTTGTCTTCTCAGATATATCGTTCTGGTGTTGTTGAACCGTTGGTTTCAGCGTTTAGTGATGAGTTGCAAAGTTTTGGCTTTGAACGCTTCAAAGTCAAAGTTGATACCCGAAATCGTTCTGGCGAGCAGCAGTTTAAATTGTCATTGGCTGATGAAAATGATGTGTCTATAGCTACTCTCGGAGTTGCAAGCGAGGGCGAGCAACGATGTATTGCTATTGCCAGTTTCCTGGCTGAAATGAAGGCTGATGCAAGAAAGTCGGCAGTTATATTTGATGATCCAGTTAACTCATTAAGTCATGAGTGGAGCAGTCGGGTTGCAAGACGGTTGGTATTAGAATCGAAAAAAAGACAAGTCATTGTCTTAACTCATAATATTGTCTTTTTCAAACTGCTGCTGGAAATCGCTGAAGAGACAAAAGCAGAATACTCAAGTATTGCTCTTGAACGCTCCCGAAAATTTGCTGGCTTAGTCAGAGAATCTGCCCCGTGGGAAGCAATGACTACGCGAAGCAGATACAAGGAACTTAAAGTTAAGCTACAGGAGCTTAAACGATTAAAGAAAAGGGATGAGACAACAGATACTGAGTTTCGTTTGGCATCTTGCCAGTTTTATGGTTTCCTCCGAGAAGCTTGGGAAAGGCTTGTTGAAGAAAAGCTACTTAATAAAGTAGTGACTCGTTTTGAGAGAGGCGTTTCTACCCAGAGATTAGCTCGACTAACAGATATAAGTCACGATGATCTTGATAAAATTGATCGTGGGATGTCTAAATGTAGCACTTATTTTAGAGGGCATGATAGCGCACCTGCTGTCGGTGATCCATACCCGACAATTGCTGAAATAGAGCATGATTTAATTGCATTTGAATTATTCTTAGCCGAACTTGAAGCACCTCCCAGAAAAAGAAATTAATCATTAATCTCATAATTAAACCCTGTGTTTAGTGCGGGGTTTTTAAATTTATATAAGAATTTTAGGAAGCCACTCCAGTAACGATTAAAGTCCCCTGTAATATAGCTAATCAAGCGTCAGCTCTTCGCTCACAGCAGACCTCGCTGCACCTGAGACTGCCCACTTCGTGCCAAAAGTGAAGCAGCAAAACATGTGAATCACTTGTCTATATGTATGAAATTGCCGATGTGGTAAAAAGTGTTTTTGATGTCGTGTTAATAATTAATTATGTATATAGGAGAAGAATGACTGTGACTTCTAAATATTTTAAAATACTATCTGAAGCCCCGAAGGGCTTCTGTCTATTATTCTAGATTTATCTAAAAGCTGGGAATAATACTAAGCAAATCTTTATTTACCAGATCAACCTTATAGACATCTAAAAGCTCAGCCAAGTTCAATCCAATAACCTTCCTGAATGCTCCGAGCGCAGTATTTATTTTCATAAATTCATTATTAACGGATGTTTGGTTCATGTAATAACGGCAGGCCTTAGCCATGGATTCAGAAATAATTTTGACTTTCGAACTTGCATCTAAACATCTTGACAAAGTTACAAGATCTCTGCGCAATGCCTCTACTGAACGTAAGACATATTCAGGATTTTCCATGTCATAAGGAAGTAAGAGCATTCCTTTATCAGATAGTATAGTCACAATCTCTTCAGCTGCACGATAATCCTCAGGCGTGCTCTGAAGCATTCTAAAGATTATTCTCTTTGAGCCCTCAAGTGCATCTTTAATCATTCCCTCATGAAGTTTCTTCCAGTCTTCCAATTGAGAGACTGAATAATCGGATCCATCATTTTTATCAATCATATAAGAACATGTCCCACAAAGCCAAAGCCCATTACTGATGCTTTTTCTTTGTTGAGAAGTCTGGTTCGCATCATATCGTGGCCCACCGACACTACCTGCTCGAATATGTGACGCTACACCTGCAACAATGGAATTATTTTCATTTTCACTTGGTCCAATTGTCATTCTATTGCATTTAGGATTACTACATATGTAACCAGCACGCTTTGCTAACTGTGTAACTGTAGCTTGAGGAAACTTATCACCCATAGTCTTTCCTTATATACATATTAAATTATCGTCTAATAGAATTTAGAATGGTTATGTAATTTTAAATGAAAATCAATGACCTTGGCGCATTCCCAGTTGAACAACACATTTCGATCAAATGTAATGCTCTTCAGCAATCAAAGCAACTGTGAGTTTCCGCCTCTCGCTCAAAGCGGCTCTTCAGCATCACATTTTTAGCTGCTGAGAGCCAACAGCGGACATAATGTAAGGTCATAATTTAAGATTAAAATGTGATCCTGCTTGCAAATTAAACGTAAAATGTTTCAAGGCGAAGTTTCATTCAGATATCTTCATACTGTACGTAAAAAATATTTGAATGTTTGATACCATAATCTTCTAAGCTACCTGACTTTTCCTCACCTAAATATAAGGCAACTATCCATCGAGCATTTTCTTGGATGCTTTTATTTATTTCAGCGAAGTATACACCGTCAACTTCGGCAAGCGAATGGCCTAAAACAATGACCTCATCCACATTTTTAAGAGACGAGAAAAAAACAGTCTCTTCTTTAATTATGTCTTCGCTGGGTTTGAATGTTTTACCAAAGTATTTATCTATACTATCATATGCATCTGCTATTCTTGTATCTTGGTCAGGACCTATATATGGATTTAGTGATTTTTCCACCCTGAAACTGTGACCTAGTATGAGATTGTCATCGTAACTACAATTGCCGTGAATATATATAATTTGCGCGTCTGGAACAGCATAGATCTGCTGCAAGGTATTTGTATAATTAAATGAAAAATAGAGACTATCTTTTGGTATGGGGGGGATGTATTGCTCAGAATTGTAAGCATCGGATATATTAATCCCTTTAACCCAATCAGCGAATTGCTCCTTCAAGCGAGCTGACAACATCCGCGTAATTTTATCTACTTCATATTGGTAATCGTGATGATAGGCATCGCTCCAATCATCGGTATTGTATGAAACCAAAAACATCTCATTATTTTGAAGGATAAGCTCATAATCAATTTCACCTAAAGCACTTTCTAACTCGTTCCACTCCTCTCCAGCAGGCATGTATTCTTCTATCGCGTCATAGAGTTCTTGGTCATTTTTTGCTACATACGACTTAAAGTGCTTGTATCCTGTTGGTAAGCCATGTCGAATGTCAAATCCGTTTCCTATTATGTAAAGCCTCATCTTTTTTACCTTAATCGAATTGTAAAAAGATACTAACCTGACCTGCTCCCTATTGACTACAACCTTAAGTAATACCTTCATCAGATGTAAAAACATCTGCGAACTTCCGCAGATCGCTCACAGCAGACTTTACTAGCCACAGAACCAGCAATAATACATGTCATTATTAATGGATTGAATCACCTGACTTCGAGCAAGTCATTGTATCTTGTGGTGTACCGAGGCGAAAGCATTTCCCGCTTCATCTGCCAGGCGGTCTGGATCCCCTGCCCTGCAAAAAACATAGTACCCCTGCCATCCTTCGCGTTAAGATGGTCAAGAACCTCCATCAGTTTCTCGCTGTTCTGCCGTGGTGCGTTGCCGTCGAAGAGATTGAGCTGCGCAACGCCTTGGCTGAAGAAATCGCTGATCATCACACCTGCTTTCTGATAACGATGTCCGTCTCGCCAGATTGCATCGAGGCATTTCGTCGCCGCGGTGATTATGTCCCTGCTGTCTTGCGTTGGGGTTAACAGCTTTACCGATGCGCTGTTCCCATAGTACGGCTCGTTCAGGGCAAAGGGGCTGGTTTTGACAAATGCGGAGATAAATCTGCAATACTGGTGCTCACCCCGGAGCTTCTCCGCTGCACGTGAGGCGTAGCTGCATATCGCCTGCCTCATCTCATGGTATTCAGTGATACGGTCGCCGAACGAACGGCTGCACACGATTTCCTGCTTTACCGGCGCGAACTCCTCAAGACCAAGGCATGGCTCGCCGTGCAGCTCCCGCACTGTCCTTTCCAGCACGACGTTAAAATGCTTCCTGATAAAGCGAATATCTGTATCGGCTAATTTAAGCACCGTGTCTATCCCCATGGCCTCCAGTTTTTTACTGATACGGCGCCCAACTCCCCAAACCTCATCCACCGGCAGCAAAGACATCAACTTCCTCTGCCGTTCAAGATTCGACAAATCAACCACGCCTCCGGTCTGCCGCTGCCACTGTTTCGCAGCATGATTGGCCAGCTTTGCCAGGGTTTTAGTCTGGGCTATGCCGACGCCGACCGTGAGGTGCGTCCTGCGCAGAATCGTCTCACGAATTTCCCTGCCAAAATCGGTAAGATCGCGACAGTTACGAACACCAGTCAGATCGCAAAATGCCTCATCAATACTGTAAATTTCGCAGCGTGGAGAGAGTTCCTCCAGCGTTGTCATCACTCGGTTGGACATATCGGCATAAAGCTCATAGTTGCTGCTAAACGCGATAATACCGTGCCGGCGAAACATGTCCTTTTGCTTGAAATATGGCTCACCCATTTTGACGAAGGGCTTCGCCTCTTGCGAACGGGCGATCACACAGCCGTCGTTGTTTGACAGAACGACCACCGGCCGCCCCTTCAGGTCAGGACGGAAAACAGTTTCGCAGGATGCGTAAAATGAATTCACATCGCAAAGTGCAAACATCTCAGCCTGCCGATTTGATGATGTAAGTTACGACCCCGAACACATCGAGTGTATCCTCGCTACCCACGACTATCGGCGAATATGCAGGGTTCATTGGGTTAAGCTGAACCCGCGGATGCAGCTGCAGCTTCTTAACGGTGAATTCCCCATCCACAGCAGCAATAACGATATCGCCATGAACTGCTGTCCTTGAGCTATCCACAACAAGAAGATCACCTTCCCCTATGCCGGCATCCTTCATGCTGTCGCCGGCGGCTTTGACAAAATACGTCGCACTGGGGTGGTTAACGAGCAACTCGTTCAGATCGATACGTTGCTCAACGTAATCCTGTGCAGGGCTTGGAAAACCACATTGCACAAGGTCACTGTACAACGGGATCAGCATGATCTCACGTAACTCAACGGGCGTGTAAAACTGCATAATTGACTCGCTCAGATTAATACTGTTTTTATATACAGTAGTTTTAACAGGGCGACAGATCAATATAGGTTCTGGCTATCAATTTATGTCATTGCCGTAACACATTGATGTAACGAGTAAGGTAAGTCTTAAAGTGTTTTCAGACCTTAGCTGTTTGATGGTTTTGCGAACAATGCGAGGTTAAAATTTTTCAGCTATGGCAATGCCTTCATAGCAAATTGCTCACCTGCGATCTCTTGCATACGGTTCGCAGGTGAGCAAACTTAACCGGCTGGAAAATATTTATAAATCGTCTTCACTCCCACTCCTATCACATCGGCTACCTGCTGCCTGGTAGCGCCGTTCTCCAGCATTCTGCGGCACCGCTCCACCACTTCTTCAGTCATTATCCGGCGGCGGCCGCCGACTCTCCCCTGCTCCCTAGCAGCGGCTAAACCGGCGCGGGTACGCTCGACGATCAACTCGCGCTCCATTTCCGCCAGGGCGCTCATGACGTGGAAGAAAAAGCGGCCTGCTGGCGTACTGGTATCGATGCTGTCGGTCAGGCTGCGGAAATTCACCCCACGCGCCTGCAACTCCGATACGAGCGTAATCAGATCGCGCACGCTGCGGCCAAGCCGATCCAGTTTCCAGACCACCAGCACATCACCCGGGCGGAGCCGTCGCAGCGCTCGCTTTAACCCTGGCCGCCGGGCATTCTTCCCGCTGGCCATATCCTCGAAAACCAGCTCACATTCTGCGCGGATCAGCGCGTTTTTCTGTAAATCGAGGTTTTGATCCCCGGTTGATACCCTCGCATAGCCAATCAGCACTATCTAACCCCTTGAAATAGCTGATTGTAAAAAGCCGCGGCTATTCGCTCAAACCCTCGTTTGGGCGAAGCCTCTTTTTGGAGCAAAAAACATGGCCGAACTTAACCCGCCACTGGGCACGACGACGCCGGAAATATTCATGGACAACGTTAAGCGCGCTGACGAGCTGGTTAACGGTCCGACCGGAACGGTTGACGACCGCGGCGGTGAACCGCTCGATACCTGGCGCCAGATGATGGCGAAAAACGATGAGGTAAGGCAGAACCTGATCCCACTCAGCAAGCAGTATATGAATGAGGCGGCAGCGCAGGCAGATATCGTGAATATCCCCGTTGGCTCCACGACCTATGTTCGCAGCCAGGACGTCTGGGCGCTGGCTGATGAGTACATGAATAACGGCGGGACGCTGCAACCTACCGGGCGGAAAATGCCATCTCAGGAGCTGGTCAATATAATGACTGAATTAATCAGAGCAACGTTCAGCCAGAATGCGCCAGCGGGTATGTCTCTTGCCTTTATGGATGAACGGAAAAATTATTCGGTAGGGCTGGATGAGGCGGGCCGATTGCTTGCCGGGTGGATTAAGGCGAATAAAGCAGAATTAAAAAAGCTCTCAGCGGATGAATTTATTTCGTCGAGCATCTCGTCGTCACGTCTGAATATCGGGAACTCCGCTTTATCTGTAGTGGCTGACGGTAACGCTGTTTCAGTTTATGACACACTTAAACGGCTTTGTTTTGCCATTAATAAAAAAGGGGTACTGAAATCAGGGAAGGCTGAGATCAACAATCTTACGATTGCCAGTATCTTAGGGTTACCAGCCAACGCCAGCATTTCTACTGCGACATTCCGCGATTTCGTTATGGCGTGGCGTGATACGTTAAACCGTCCGGCTGTGGGTATCAAAAAAAACGGGGCATTTGCTGCGGGGAAAATTGAAGCGAATCATGGAGAGGTAAAATCGCTCAAAGCCGAAACTCTGGAAGTTAAAGCGATTATTTCCCCGGAATTCCTGCGCTATTTCAATCAGTCCATTTACTCACGCCTGCCGGATATTGCCCATAAAATCGGTTACGGACAATCGCTCGCTGCGGGCGTAAATACTCAGGCGCTGATTACGATCGCTGCGCTGTATACCGCATTGCGTTTTATCGGTGGGGTACGGGCGCAGGATGGCTCCGGCACTTCGGCAGAAAACCATGCTCAGCTGGTTCCCTATGTTGAGACGTATAAAAACACCGATAACGGCCAGGCATGGGAAACCCCGATGGGGGCCAGCATTCGCGGCTGGTATGAACTGATGATTGCCGAGAACTATGGCTTTAACCCGGATGATCTGATCATTCTGGGTTCTGTTCCGGCGGAGGGCGGTCAGCCCATTGATGTGCTGGCGGCGTATCACGAAAGAGGACCATTGCCTGGTCTTTTTTCGTTGCAGCAGCATAAACTTCAGCACGAGGTTCTTTATCTGCAGTGAGACAGTAAAGACCTATCCCGGCAGAAAGGGGGGATTTTCCAGATCCTTTTCCTGATTCCACGTAAACCATTCGGAATCGGCGAAAACCTCTGGCATTTTTCCAGCCAAAAATCGAACCGACGATGAAACACTGCCATGGAAGCAGAACAAAAGGCGCACCTTCAAAATCGCCCCCGTTAAGCTTGAGGACTTTCGCAAAATAATCAATGGAGCGCTGTGCTGCCTCAACATCCCAATGGAGCCCTCGAGCATGGCAAGATTCAAGATCCTTGAGGTGTCTCTGGCAGGCATTTCGAATGTCAGGACCGGCCAGTTCTTTTCCAGAGGTTACATCCTTTGCATACTGCGTTGCCGGATCAACCGAAGAACTTGTCGAGCGTGTCTTCTTCGGGGGTTTCGCCATTCACTTTCACCTTCGTCCTTGCCGCTGGTGTCAGACCGAATTCAACCAGATAACTTTTAAAACGACGGTCAGCATCAGCCAGCATTGAAACTGCCGGGTTGGCCTTTATCAGAAAACCACCCTCGGTCTGGACGGTATAAGTTCTGCCCTCTAAAGCGATGGTGTCGCGCAGTTGCAGGATATCGGCATAAATATCGCAAAGCCTTTCAAGAGCTAAAGTATCTGCAACGGTGAGAACACCCATACCATCGAGAAGCACAGTCAGCCGACCCCATGCCACCTTACCCCAGTCGGTAAGATGAGCTGGGGGGCTTGGAATTTCTTTAGCTGGCGTGGGTTCTTTATCGTTGAGTCTTCGTTTGCCCGGGTTGCCGGTAACCACTTTGAGGTGGGTCGGTTTCGGGCGTCGTCCTGCCATCGGAACCTCCCGGAAAAAAACTTTTCATTTCGCGGTTGTGCACAAAAAGGACTGGCGGCGGTCATTTGGGTTCGAGGTTCTGAACTTTTGACCCGCCCTCCCCCTCAGATGAGAATCGATGTCATTTGAATGCTAATGATTTCAAATGACAATCACTTTTGAATTGTATTGATAATGGTTTTCACTTAAACCAATGAGAAGCCGGGTCCAGTGGCATCCCGTTTTCATCGCAGCCGATCACGGTGCCACGCTTCTCCATTCGCTGCTTCGTTGAGTCGTGGTGCTGCTTACATAGTCCTTGCCAGTTCTTCCGGCTCCAGAAAAGCTTTTGCGCCTTCGCTATTACCTGGCTGTCACCAGAGCGCAGAGCCTCTTTCAGTTTGTGCGGGATGATGTGGTCTACCACCGTTGCCGCTGTCACCCTGCCTTGCTCCTGGCACAGGACGCACAAGGGATGCGCACGAATGAAGATAAGACGCTCACGGTCCCATTTGCTGCCGTAGATGCGGGGCTCTTTGTTCATGATCTGGTCCTATTACTTGGATGGGCGTACGATCCTCACCTGACCGAACAGCGTCTGTCGCTAACCTCGCCATTCTCGGCAGTGAGGTAACCACGGCTATCAAGCACAGTGGCAATCACCTTGCCTCTTTCATCGTCAGCAGAAAAGCGTGCTTTACCTCAACGCCATTGAGATAAACGGTGATGCGTTCGCAACCGGATGCGATGCGTCCTCCCGGATCATCGTCGTGAACTATCAAGCGCATATTTCCTCCAATAAAAAGCCCCGCATAAGCGAGGCTTTTGTTTTAATCAATTTTCATGGAGTGCGTAACCACTACTCTATTTTTTTCTGCACCTCTAGATTCTGCCATCGCCTCGGTATACCCGAACAAGCAATCCTGGAATGACTCTCCCTTGGGAACATCCATTACAAAATTTCCTTTTTCTTTCACTTTCCAGTCAGAATCATAATATTCCCACACTAAAAGATATCTAGACATCGTGACCTCTTATTAAAAGCAATGAGATCAGGATTATACCCTTATCCTAGCTTTGAGTGTCTTTTAGTTTTGGAAGGAAATTGATTGGCAAGAGGTGATCACAACATGTGATGAGTCTATCCCTCTGTTTTCCGCAACGACCTCACAAAAAGCATCCATTTCTTCCATAAGTTCATCTGCGTCACAGGCCCGAAATAGGTGATTACCTTTCTCTATCAAACCCCAATTCTCAGAATAGACGTCCCAGACGGCAAAAAATGTTTTCATCACTACCTCAAAATAAATGTGCGTAGATAATCTATCTAGCACAACAAAAGTGAAAATAAAATCAATAAAATCAAAAATATAACTCAATGAAAAGTTGAAAACTAATAAAATCAGAATGATGCATGCAAGCATTATCACAGGCACTCAGTGAATGCCTGTTGTAATGCCTTAGCTCTCCTGCTCTGCGCCGGTATCAAACAGAGCCAGCGCTTCGGTCGCTTCCTGAATTGCTTTACGAGTCTTCGAGACAATCTCACTTTCCGTGAAAACACGATCGAAAGAGTCTGCGAATAGCTCAGACTTCAGATAGCTGTCGCCTACCCAGTCAATGGCCAGCTTGGCCGCTGCGGTGTCGTAGTTAACTTTCTTGATGATATCCAGGCGGATTTGCTCGGATGCGGTGATCTCTGACATGTCTTACCTCTGTGCGATGTGGGGAGCATTATCGAAGCCACTATTCGAAGTGTCTTCTGTAATGCCATTAACAAAGCCACCCGAAAGTGACTTTTGTGATGGAAATAGAGTATTGCGACACGAAGTGTTAATTCGCTTCTGAATTAAGGCCTGAAGTCAAGAAGAATCGCAGTTGGTAGGTTCATTGGCTTTGCAGGAAACTGACCCGCGGCCACAGTGTCATTAATTGCCTCAACAGAGCGTTGACACATAAAATTATCACCAGATACAACATCCACATGTTGAACCTGCTCACCAGGAGGTTGTGTAATTTTAAGTATACAACCGTGTTCACGGTAATTTACCGAACCGAAATAATTTTGCTGCACAGCTTTTTTTATACTCAGGGTATATTCATATAGACCATCAGGAACACTGGGCTCACTTTTATTTGAGCAGCCTACTATCATCAGTCCTACCAGAGCAACAATATATAATTTTTCCATTTGGCTATCCGTTGTTCGGAAAAAATAACATTACCATGCCTTCCTGATTTTTGCAGCGTTACTGTTTTACCCCTTACAACAAATCCCCACTATGGCAAAGCAGTGTTGAGTAAGGGTTGCGGGCAGTTGCCCCGCACCGATTTGTTGTGCGCCAGAATGTCTCGCTTAGTCTGCATATCCAGCACGTCGATATCGTGGTCGGTCAGATAGATGATCCGCACCCAGCTGCAGGCCGTATCAACGACTACCGTGGCGGGTGAAGTGCTCACGCAGCTCCCGATCAACATCGTCATCAGGCATATGGCTAACAGTCTGCTGAACATCGCTTGCCTCTTTAGTGACTTCTGCCTTACGTTCTGCCGCGGTGACCGCAGCGGTGGCGTTCTCTTCGGTACGCTGCTGATCAGCTTTGGCTTCTGCCTTTCTAGTCCCGCAAACATGGCCGATGCCGAACGCACCAGCGATAGCACCCAGGATGACAACCACCAGCCCCGAGATAGCTTCGATTCCCATAATCACACCACCAGTACCGATTTTGCTTTCAGGAAGCGAGCGCGCCGGTTATTAATCCCGTTTTGTCCGCCGTTGATAATCTGCGTAACCCGGGCAAGATCACCCGGATATTTCAAGCAACCTTTTGAGACATAGAACCACGCTGCACTACGGGCCGCGTAGGAGGACTGCTCGAGTAATTCTGGCTGTGCCACCAGATCAACCTTCAGCCCGTTGCCGCAGTCCCGGTAATTAGAAAGTCCGGTTATTTGAATAAGTCCGCGCCCTCGATAAACCCAGCCGTCAGTTGCCCTGTTGTTACCCAACCGCTTGCTATAGACAATGTTGGCGATAGCCCGCTGGCGCTCCAGAGGTAACAAAGTTTCCGACTGGCTGCGCCCGAGGGAATTGGCCTGATCCTGCGTTAATCTGCCGTAACGAACAAAATCAGCAAGCCCGTCGACGCTGTAGTTGAAATTCTCCACTACCCTGTTAAACCCGAGGCTTTCATGGCCGCATTGAGCAATGAACATCGCCTGGTCGATAGCGGAAGTGATGCCAAACTCTTTCATCGCGGCTGTAATATGCGGAAACCAGCGCGCAGCTAACCCGGCGCTGATACCAGCCGCCTTCTGGAATTGTGTTTGATTCATTAGTGCCTCAGTGTATCGACCAGACGCGCCACGTTACCCCGTGCCCACAGCACGGCGGCGCATATCATCACGTTTGCCATTACCACCAGCCAGTGGGACTGAGGGTACAGACCGAAAATTAGTTTTAAGGGGATAGTGGCGTACACCAGAATTGTCAGGTAAGCCAGAAACGATATTGCTGGCCGGTGTCTTGCGCCTCGACGCTGATAGAACATTAACGCTCCGATTATCAGCAGGCAGAGGATCGAATTCACCTTTGCCGTGGTATCACTAATCAGAACAGCGTTTATCATCTGGCCGAGCATCATTACCGGATCATTTGCTATTACCATTTGAACCTCCTCCCCATATTCGGGAAAGTATTCCAAACAAGCCTTTCAGATCCTGACTGTCGAGGAAGGTAAGCACCTTTATGCATAAAGCTGAAAAAATAACAGCACCCAGTGCATCCAGCGGTTTATCGTAATGTGTCAGTGAATTCAGCTTTGAACCCGCCAGCCCGGCACCAAGCACGCCCACGATAAACGATGTCAGAAAATATCCAGCCAGCCTGATTCGGCTAATGTCTGCCGCGGTTACCACATAAAAAACGGAACCAGCAAAGGCACCAAACACGACGCCATAATCAATTCCGGTGGCCAGGCCAAACATACTGGCCCCCATCAGGCCGCCGGCCGCAACTGATGTTCCAGAGACAGGATCGGACATTTAGCCCCCTCTTTACTGCTGTGAGTCCTCTCGAAATGAGGGGAAAATTGTAAAAAAGCTTCTTACCGTGATGAAAATTTTCGACTAAGTGGATAAATTCATACGAACATGATAATTTCTTACAGATTTGTTATTTATAAGCTTAACTTTATTAATTATCTTTGCGGACAATTAAATGACTATATTAATTGAGTTCATAAAGTATTTCACTCCTATCCTTACATTTTCGGCAGGTATCTATGCTGCTCCATTCATTGAAAGAAGAAAAGAAGCAAGAGTTATTAAAGAAAAAATAAAAAGCATCCAAAACGAAATATCCGATGAGTATAAAATAATAATCAAATCGATTTACTCTACCGATAAAAGTATAAAAATGAGAATCGGAAAACCCGAGGGATACAAATATCTATCTTTACCAATGGCACTTAACCTAAGATTAACAGCCAACAATCTTGACCATGTTTACGCTTATGTGACTGAAGATAAAAGGAAAGCATTTAAAGTACTTTTACTTTGTCAAAAAACCATTACAGAATATCATAACCAGATTGAAGGTGAGTATAAAAACAACAACATTCTTTGCCTGGCAAAGGAAAAAGCGATGCTTAAATCAATGCTTTCCGCATATTACTTACTAAATGCTTTGACAACTAACTGGGATACATTTTCCTACCCAAAAAATTCAAATCATGAAATATGGGAAATTGCAGCCAAATCGCTAAATATAACCTTGGTATAATAGTAGAAAAGAAATTCTCTTGATTAATACTCACGAGCGTACTTCAAAGTATATGAGTTTTTAATAAAATTATAAGAGATCGAATTTATTGGTCTCTGATGACTGATGTTGAGCGGCCAACCGTATCTGTCGATGAATCAACTTGTGGCCCTGCTTTGACGTCACTTTTCGGCCAGCAGGGCATGTTAGTTTCGCATCGTAACCGGGATTTGCTTCAGACGCGTCCCGGCGGCTATTAATGCCGGTTCCGGGCAGGCTTTTGCCTCAACTGTTTATTCTAAAAGCTGATAACCGTTTCTTGGTTGTTCCTGCGATCTCAATGAGCTAGTGACGTTTAACTGGCGACACAGCCGATGTATATGGGTGTGACGACGCAGCAACTCACTTGAGCACATCAAGAATATAAAAGGCTCGCAAATGCGAGCCTTTTATCATTACATCAACTCTTCACCTTTTACCAGAACCATCCCCAAGTATCGATAAAAACCTGAAGACTGGTAAAAGCAATGTTATCAAACAGATACACTCTAATTTCCATAGTAATTCCTTGAGCTCAGTTCAGTTGTGTAAACCGCGTAAACCTCAGATAGAATTACATATCCTGTGAGCTCAATTCGGAACTAAGAAACTAAAAATAGCCAATATAGAAATTTATTTTAAAAGTAACTTTTTTGATTCTAAAGATCTACCCCAGCAAGCTACAAATTACCGCCACTGCGAGAAATGTGATTCGCAGCCATAAAAAAACCCGCTCGGAGGCGGGTTTGATAACGTTGAACATACAATGCCCATCGTTAAGATTAAATTTACACAAAAACGGCAACTTTGCAAGTATCGTGTCGCTATTTCATGCGAAATTTATCAAATTAGTCGTTTTTGTAACTCTCCGGAGTTGAGCATCAGTAAAACTCTCCTCCACAAAACATTTGGTCACCAGGCTTTCATAAAAAGGTTTCCAGCTATAACGCCAGGTACGCTCCGGCAAGCCAGGTAACTCTGAAAGGATGCCGCGGTATGTGTTGGAGGATTTTGGCCTGCTAAACCCGCGGCCTTCACAACGCTTACATGTCTTGTAGACAGGCACTCCCTGAAGTTCGGATTCTTTGCGGTCAAGTGTCTTCCCCGTCCCGCTGCACTGGCAGCGCTTACTGATTTTCCCGGTGCCATGGCATTTCACACAAAGCACGTGATCGACATCCTGCACCTGCCGCTTAACCTCAAAATCCGAAGGTGACTGCCTGAGGTCTTTTGCCCATTGCGGTAATCTCATTGTGTAGTGGCTTTTCTCGACCATTTTAACTTTCTTCACGAACCCCTTACCTGCGCATTTCGTACAGTCCGTAGTATCAGCAGCTGATGAGGCGTAGTCGTGATATGCGAACCTGGCGATGATCAGCATGCAAAGAGGAAATTTCTTGCCGGCGGCTTTCCTGACTGAGCGGGGAGCATTCTTCTTTGCATATTCGGCCAACCAGTGAATTGAGGCCATGCGGTCATTCTCGCTGATGCCGGCCTTACCCAGGAACATGGATAATCCGATCCCCGCTTCGGCCTGCGTCATCCCCAGCGCAGCCATAACGTCAGTTACGGTGAGTTGTTCGCTGGCAGTTGCTCGCCCGCTATCTGAAATATGCATTCCTTTCGGGGCAAAGAATTTTGGTATTGATTCGATATTCATGCTCAGCACTCCATACACTTAAGCTTTTACAATGACGCCGATACCCATTACCCGATCCAGAAAACGAGCCCACAGTTCTAACTGAGTGCCATATTTCTTTTCGAACGCTGATGTATTGGCGTGTAATTCATCGTGATGCACTCTGCACAGTGGTATCACGAAGAGATCATGGGCCTTGGTGCCAGTACCCCCAAGACCATTCCCTATTATATGGTGTGGATCGTCTGATGGTTGCCTACAGCACTCACATGGCTGCGTTTTAACCCAGCGGGTGTACTGCTCACATGTCCAGCGGCGGCGCTTTGGTCGAAGCATGAATGACTCTGGTGATTCAGGATCCACGTTTAGCGCCAGAATCTTCGGTTGCGGCTCCGCCTGCAGGACTTCGTTACTTCTGCACTCAATCGCAACTCCTGCAGGTTTCACTTTCTCCTGCAGAACGCTGGTGGCCGGTAACGATGGCACGATATCACTCTCTTTATAGACAGATAAAAATGGTTCTTCTGGTAGTCGTAGTGCACGTTGCGCCATCGTCTCCTTAATGGCGCCAGCAATACCTGACTGCACAGCCCACCAGCAAAGCTCAGCAAGAGAAAGAGAGCGTTCTTTGTTGTAACCAAGGGCGATCAGCACGGTATCAATAATCCAGTCGACGACGTTGTTCAGCGCCAGCGCCTGAAGCTCAGCGGTCGTCTGGTCACGCAAATTATTGTCGCAGTGCCAGCACACAAGCAGCGCACCTGGTGGATGCCGCATCGTTACCAGCTCAGCGTGGTGGTATCCGGAGTGAGGATACTGGCATGACTTGTGCTGATACTTGAGCCAGCGCTCCAGCGCAGGTAACCCGCCAGCAGCGCGGATCACACGCTCGTCGGAAAAGAACACATGAAGAGTGGAATCCTCCGCCAATGGTTGCCACGCATCAGGTACGCGGCCAGACGGCAACCGGGCCATATTTTGTGGCTCAGCCTCCACCAGGACGCGCCCGGCAGAGAAGAGACGCATCAGTTCGCGACCGGGTTTGAACAGTACTACGCCGAGGCGCGGTACAATTTCCGGAGTAAGCAATGCTCGCACAATACCCCCTAAACAGTGAGATCTTTAAGCTTCTGCACGGCCTTTCCAACGTCAGCCATAGCGTCGACGAACTCGTCAAACTTCCTGCTAGCCATCCCATACGCCTGTAGAATTTCCAACTTCAGGGGATCGAGCTGCTTCTTAATTTCTGCACGTTCCCCGGCTTTCTTCTCCGCTTCCTCTGCCGCTTTGATCAAGGCGTCAGCCTGTTTACGTAATGCTTCCGGAGTTACTTCGAGCTGGTTATTCATATTGCATTCCATCGTCGGCTGAGGTGGTGTCATAACAGGCGCCACGGAATTGTGGCCAAATTTGGGGAGGTGCAAGGTAGTCGACCTACCATCATCGATCACGCAGAGCATCCCACTTTCCCGGATAATTTCGATCAGAGTCTCTTTGTCTTTACGATTGAGTCCACTGTAAGCCGCCACTTTGCGGGTAAGGTGGGTTAATGTGGCGCCCTCTGGTTGCCTCTCTACAAAGCGCTTTATCCTGGAGAGTACTGGCTGCAGGTGTGGAGGGGTCATTCTCATTTTCATCCCCTTACTTCGTAACAATGCCGCGCAGCTTCATAAGCTCAGGGAACTTTGATTCAAAAAAATGTGGCTGAGTCTCCCGAGGATTCGCCGGACTGGTGATGTTTTTCCCGTACAGGCAACCTCTTGCTGTAACAGACCAGAATCTTTTCACGCCATTGATACCCGTTCGGCTGCTGCGCTCCTTCTGCTCGACTATGCCGTGGCCTGCCATAAGGTGATAAGCCTGGTTCGCGGTCATTCTGATATTGTTAGTTTTAAGAAAAGCGCTGAGAGAAAGTGTTGGTCTGCTTGAACCGTCCTGCGCGCCCGCTGGCGCATCAATGGCATAAGAGGGCATTAAATCAGGCAACCCGGCCACCTGCTGGAGCTTCTGATATGCTCCGAGCTTTGACGAATTGGAGAGATTGAGCATTCTGGCAGCAGACTCAAGAAGGATTACGCCTGCCTGGATGCGATCGGCATTGATGGTTGTAGCCCCGGCAGTGTGGAGCGCATCAAACGTTCTGATGACCTTCAGATTAAAAACAGCGCTGATCCACATCGCGTAGGCATACACCAACTCACGGCAAACATATGTACCTTGCTCATTTCCGCCACGGATAACACTTACTGGTTCTGAGATATCCGAGTTGCTATTTTGCAACTCGCCTATCAATTGCGCAGTTTGTTCGTTGCGGAGCCAGAATGCAGGTTTGTGGCGGTCAAGGGAACCGGATGCACGATGGAGATCATTTAGACAATAACGACCAAGTACATCACGACGAACAGAAATACCATCAATGACAAAAATAGAGTGATTATTGGATGCAGCAGCACCCATGACGTGGTTAGCCATAGTTATCTCCATACATTTTTATGTGACGAAGGGCCTGCACGCCCGTTTCATTTGCACTCTTGACATTACTGCCATATCGGCGAACTTTCAACCCGCAGCTGTACATGTATCCACCACTTTTTTGTATACCGTTATGGTGATTTCTACCCGTCCTCCCTTAACATTCTCCCCCACTCAATAGCCATGCGCTTTACCTGGCTGTCATCCTCCCAGATGCCAGCGTATTTAAGTGCGTAGAAAAGCGCCTTGTTGTAATTGCCCAGATCACTGCGGAGGTAATCAGTCGGATACATAATATTGTCTACCTCCGCTGGTACCGCGGTGGGTTTTGGACTGCTTTTCGCAGGTCGATATTATCCGGCCACTAAGATGTGCCGACGGAGGGCAAAAAAAACATACCGACATCACCCAGATATGAGTCTAAGCCGCTTTCGCGGATATTTGGAACTAAAACGGGCGTACTTACAGAAGGACATTCCCTAGTCAAGAAAATCATTAATATCTGGTGGTAGGGCTGAACGAGTGTCGACCACATTAAAAATTGTAATTTCAGACACTATCAAATTTTGCAGTACAGCGGCTAAATGGGAAATCATACAGTTTCAGAAAAGATATTACTAACTGATAGTCATATCAAATAATCAGGTTGTCTAAGAGTTAAACATGAATAGGATCGATTAATACTACATGAACAGGACGAAATGAAATAGAACCAACAAAAAGCCTAGAGGACCTATTCCAACGTGGGACGTCAAATCCGAAACTTAGGGTTTTTAGACATATGTTTGCGAAATTATAATAATAAATAGTCAGGCTTCATTAAAAACCTGACCTATTTATTGTTATTTATGCTTGTATTGAGATTCATGACCCAAAGCAAGAATTGATTGCTCTACTTTCATTTGCCCTTGGATATGGACCGACTGTACCAGGAGGTCGTTTAGCCAAGCAAGCCTCAGGGGTGGGTGTGCACATGGATACAGATTCGTTAGGTCCAGTCTCAACAACACAACAAACTTTGTTATTTTTAACGCATGGGTTATCGTCCCTTTCATCACAACCTGTAATTAGCAATGCACAAGGCAACGATAACATAATAAACAATCTAATCATAACCACCTCTCATCTAAAAAGTGCCTACCCATAAGGCATTTGAGTATAATTGATAAAGTTCTTTAGTTTTGTCATCGTCTACTTTTTCGTTGCTTCCATTTTGAATTATTCGAAAGAATGGTTGATAGGAATCTACTTCCCCACAATCTTTCGTGGTACATGAAGTCAAACCGCTTAAAGCGCTAAGTCTCAACAGACTTTGAAGATTTGACTGTATGATTTTTTCATCATATTTAACTTTCGCCTCCTCAGGAATACATTCACCAACAGGTGTTTTTTCATCATACTCTATGATATCATCGATTGGTGGAATACCATCACCAAGATTTACACCCCGTATAACTCTCTCTTTTTTGCTAATTTTTGGAGGGCATATGTAATTACTACCAAGCAAATCACAGTTAATATCAATTTCACCTGGAGATTTAGTTGCAATATACCAACTCTGCTCCATTTTATAGAGTTCCTGATAGTAAATACTTGTGCTTTCCTCAATGGTACGAGTCAAAGCAAAACCGCTTAATTCCGTTAAGCTACCATCTTGTATTAGACGATTAACGGTGTCTTCTATTACTGCGTTTGAATTTCCAAAACCAGGTAGCCGACGATCAGCACTTCTCGTATCAGGACTTCTGAGAATATCCGGAGAAACTCTCGTAACTGCCGATTTACACATCATTCCTTCTTTTGGTAAGTTTAATGTATTGTCTTTAAGGCTGATACCGTAATCTAATAACCTGATTTGAATGGCGTAGGGAATTGTCAGTAACTTTAACTTCTCAGGAAGTTGTGCATTTTTGTACGCATTTGAATTAAGTATCTGAACCCATTCTGCATTGTTGCTTTTAATATCTTCAATTAGTTGCAACTGGCCACTTCTAATATCAGAACCAGTAGCAACATTTTTCAAGTTCCAGTTTATCACTCTAAAATATAATGAGTTTGTTTTTAAGACATGATTGCGAACAAGATTTGCCAAGCCATTCTTCTCCTCCTCGTCTTTCACTGAGATCCCTCGAAGCTCTTCTAGATTATATACATTTAAAGAAGGTATATTCTCCTTAAGCAATTTTGCATTTGAAGGAAAGAAAATATTCATTTCCTCTGCTGTCAAAGGCCGAGTTAAATATAGATTCAATATTGCCAAGGCTGGCTTTTGAAATGTAGATGTCCACAGCGGAGTATTTTCTCCTTTAGATAAGGCGGTTGCTGCAAATTGTGCTGCTGTGAACTCATCGGCTCGCGCTCTATTTTTATTTCCAAACGTAAGCATCGCAAATATAGTCATTAAATCTTTATCAATATTTTTACCATTTACCCACTGATGCTGGACTGCAGATAGAATAGCATTTGAAAAATTAATAAATTGAGTTTCAGAACTCAATAAATTCCTTCTATTAAAAAAAACTCTAATTATTTCATATTTTTCGGCAATTTTATTCGCATCTTTTTCTTCCTTGCTATCAGGGGTGGCGAGCATCTGAATTTGGCCGGCTCTAAATGAAGCAAGATTAAAATCACGAATTTCCGGCGCTACTGCTTTTTTAAGTTCTAGGCGCTGGGCTGAAATAATGCTCTTATGAATATACCACCCACCAGCTTTAATCGCAATAATTAGAGTTATAAATAGACCTACAATGACAAAGACACCCTTTTTATAGCTGAATGATTTTTTCCATTTGAAGTTGGATATACGCACTCCAAAATATGCCAGACATACCAATAAAGCTGAGAATGAGGCAACTACTAACAATGAGCTTTGAAGCACTGCAACAGTTGAGTTGAGCCCTCGAGATAACAAACCTTGCTGGGTGTACATATCATCATTTATTTTTTCAGTTCTTGCATCAAGTTTAGCATAAAAATCTACTTCTGCCTGATAGGCAGCCATCTTGATCTGGGCCGACGCATCTGCAATGGTTAATTTTGACCATTTATCTAAATCGTTTAACCGAGCCATAAGAGTACTGTCCAGTTGTTCTCGAGCCTCTAATATTAATGCCATCCCCCTGCGTTCTAACTTGTTATCTAGATTGTCAATGGAAGGTTCAGTGATATATGACACTACAGACCCTACAGGGTTGGATAATATATCTCCCAATCCACCTCCAGAACCAGAAAATGGTAAAAACACTAATATAACCGTCAAGATTATTTTTCTAGACATCAAATATATGTTTTTTCTCATGATAGCGAAGCTCACAATGCAGATGAACTCATGATTTCTTTAAGCCCAGAGATGTTTCTCTAACTATATAGTAGATCAGAAGACAGAAATTTCACTTCTGTATACAAAAAATATTTTTTATTATATAAAATATTAGTATTAGTTTTATGTTCATGATGTGGATTTCATATAGTGCATCATAATGAACATTATGATACATAAGATTTTGTTAAGCTTAACGTACATTATTAGCGTGCTAAATAGCAGTTCGGTGAGATATATAACTTTTTGTAAAACATGCAAAAGCATCCCAGCTTATCATCGCGCGATAGTTTTTCGCCGTTCTGTAGTAACGAATCACGATGAGATGGTATTCATACTGACGCCAAAACACAACTCTACAATGTTGCATTAGCGGTAGGCATCATGAAAGAGTTATGAACAATCTTCTGGCACCTTTTTTGTTTTTTAACGATGCATTCTGCAGGTGTGCACCACGGTTTTTGCTTGCCAGCAAGCACCATGGGTGATTTCGGATCGCCATGGGTTATTACCGGCCAGACAATCGATTTACCATCCCTGCGCGCACTACCATGAACAGGCGCTTACGGATTGTCGGTGTGCCGCAATATCAACACTTCGTCAGATCGCCACCTCAATGCCCGTCTAGCACCACCGCCGCCAGAAAAGTTATCTACGATAATTTCATGCATGGCTAACCCCCTGCATGCTGCTGACCAGCCCGCTGGCAATAGTTATGATTTCGTTACTGGGCGTACGCTCAAGCCACAGCTGATTGATGTGTGCCTTCAGCTTGTTTTGCTGAGACTCGTTAAGATGATTCACGCCTTCGACTCGCTCAAATACCAGGCCTACTTCCAGTGGCCATATCCGGCTTTCGGGTAAGGTCTGTTTGGCAACTGAGAGAGCTTCCCGAACATGGCTGCGGATCAGTCTGCTGTTGAACCAGCTCGCTTTATCCAGGCTGCCAACAATTTCGATGAACTCAGTGACCGGGCATGTGTCGATAAACTCTGCATACACCGAATTCATGCGTTCTATGGTTTCTTCACGTGCAGTTGCGGATCCATGATCAACACCGTTAAGCCAGCCCACCAGCGCTTGTTTCGAAGTTTGTTTGATGATCAGGGATTGAGCTGTGGCGATCACTTCTGAGTTAACCGGCGTAAACTCCGGTTTATCCACTGAATCAGCCGCCCAGGTATGACCAAACTTTGACTCGGCAAAGGTGTACTCGGCTTTATCTCCAAAAGCCGCAACCACGCAGGCCCATGCTCGTATGCCGCTTTTCGCGAGGATTTCGTTCTGAAGAAGCGGAATTTCAGTTTCAGCTTGCTCTGTCTGAGGCTGATCCATTACTGGAGCTGTTGCCTGTTTACCCACGGCGTACTGGGCCAAGGCCATACTCGCGCGCCCTTCGCTTCAAGAGCCACACGATCGATATAGCTAAAGCGCTCCCCTCGCCATGACTTATCAAATACAACAATCGCCCCGGCAAAGAAGGCACTGGTCGGTTTCTGCTTATCGTCCGCCGGCTTAAACCAGGTAGGCAGATCGAAACCGATGCGACCGCGAATAAAACAGACATGATCCGCATCTTCTGGCCACCATGTCTCACTCGTCGCTGACTTCACCAGGAAGACATAACGACCACCCTTTTCACGCTGAGCGGATGCATAACTCATGATGTGGGTCATGCCTGTGATCGCCTGCTTTTCGTGATACTGAGAACGGCTATACGGCGGATTTCCAAATGCCGCGCCGCCGAGTTCTATCAGTTGCCCCGCCCAGTCCTGTGTCAGGGCATTGTCTTCAGCTGAGTACCACGCAGGGCATTTTGCGTTGCTTTCGTCTGCAAAGAGGTCCAGCACCAGCGGGCCATACATAGCGTTAACCCCCCAGAACAACAGATCGGGCGCTCTCCACTGGTCGCCTACCTCCTTGAGATAGTGGGCAGGTGCAGCACGTAATGCATCCAGAGCAACACAGTATTGGCTTCTGGTGATTGGGAGTTCGGCCTCATCCACCAGCATTTCCCCTTCGCTGGTCGTGTTCAGTCGATGCACAGATCACCTCCGCAGTAATTCCCGGCTAACAGACACTCAGTGTGTGATTTCCCCATGCGTGCTTTCCGGAGGCAGGCATTTTTCTGACGAATGTAATACTCAAGAGTTTTCTGGCTGCAGCTTGAGGTACTGAGCTGGTGCCATACAGTAGCGGCCCGGCGATACAGGCTGCGCTCTTCGAGTTTTTTAGCCGCTTTTTCCTGTTCCAGGTTGCCTCTGGACTTAAAGTCGTCCTGTAGGTCATCGCAGCAGGATGCATCATTGATGACTCGATAAATAAAACCGCATGAGGTTGCTTTGGTTTCCAGGCGCCCTTCTGTGTACAGGCGATATACGGCACTTTTCACAGAAACAGGTTTGCAGTCAGGAAAGGCGGCAATGATATCGCGCATTTTCTGATCTGGGTTTTTAGCAATGAATTCAAAGGCCATTTGAGTAATGTTCATCCACGAAACCCCTTCGGTATGGTTGTTTGCACTGCACCAATTTGGTTGATATCCCGCGGCTTACTTCTGTCCCAGCATTCCCGTGGCGGTCGTCCTTTGGCATCCCAGCGGATAGCGCTCTGCAAATAGCCCTCGAATTTTTTAGGCCCAAAAAGTGTCTCGGGGCGCATGTACTGGTATTGCTCGTCGTTGCCATGCCAGTGCTCATGCTTAACGTCGATAACGAGTTTCAGATCTGGAACGGTATGCCCCTCACGTAGACGTGCCCGAATGTTTTCGAGGGAATTTTTTGACTTCTGAAACCGGGAGCCACTGACATGATTCAGATGCATCAGAACTTCGATCGCATGGTCAGTGATTACCACTTCAGGATCCGGCTTATCGTCGGGTTCCGCAGGAGCCCGACAAGAAGGTTTTTTAGATGACGGATCTAATGACGGATCTAATGACGGATCGCCTTCAACCATTGAGGGGTCCCCCCGCAATATTTGAGGGGATGCAGACCCATTATTTGAGGCATCAGAATTTGACCCCTCAAATTTTGAACCCTCAATTTCTGAGGCATCAAATTTTGATTGCTCACGCGGGGTTGCGTAGAAGAGTTTTGCTTCAGCTGCTGCACGTTCCAGCATATCGACGTTGAGTTTGTAGACGTTCGAATTATTCTTGCCGCCTACGCGACGCTCCTGCTTCTTCAGCCACCCTTTCGCCTGAAGTTTTTTAATGGCGCTTCGAACAGTGTTCTCGCTCTTTGCCCCGATCTGTCGCTGAATAGTTGTCACAGCAGGCCACGATATTCCTTCGTCGTTGCTGAAGTCAGCTAGGCGGGCCATGACCGCTATTTCAGATATGATCAGGCCTTTGAAAGCACAGGCTTCCCATACCAGACCGTGTAATTTACTGCTCATGGCTGCCCTCTACTTCCCTGAATTTTCGTTGAAACTGATCGAGTGGGCTAAAACACTCGTGCGGATAGCCTTCCCTGAGGTAAATGACACGATTCGTCTCACGTTCCCAGCGTATGACTCTGACGGGCTTGCCATAGTGGTCTCTGAACTTTCGGTTAACTTCGCGCATAACGCTTTTACCCTCCGGTTAAAGACCCCCACAATTGCCGTTGCCCGGCTGTGGTTACATGAAACCCATTTACCGCATACCATGCGTTCATACCGAAACAGCGCAGCACCCGTCACCGGACGCATACGTAGTTGCGGTAACCTTAGATTTACGATTAAATTGCTCATGCGGATTATTTCTCCATACACGTTGATTTATCTGCCACGACGCCCGGAGCTGCACACTCGCGGGCGTCACTCTTTTCTGGCTGACAAAAGACACGGAAAAGTAACGTTAAATGCTCCTGCCATTTCGCCATGACCTGGTAACTGTTCTCCTCGATCTGCTCACGTTCGGCCTGGTCAATAACACCGTCAGCAGTGGCTTTGCGTAGATACTGCGAGTGTTTTCCTATCCACTCGATCGACTCCATCAGGCGCTGGTTAATATCGGCGTTGTCAACTTCCTCGATATCGGCCAGTGGCACGAATACCCCGTTCGAATGGCGTGCTATCGCATTGGCAATGTGGTTTGTGCCACCTGCACGCTGCAGAACCATTGCCCAGCCGATTGGGAAGATCTGATCACCATCCGAACGAAGGCGGTTAAATAACGCATTTTCTGTAACGCCCAGCCATTCAGCGGCCTCTTCATAACCACCATCTAAATCGGTGATCGTCTTTTTGATCGCAGCCACCAGCCATGCCGGTTGCTTATCGACTTTCCACTCAGGTTCTATACCCACGGCTTACCCCTTATCTCTGTGGTTTTACTTAACCGGCTGAATCTGTAAATTTTTGGAATACATCAGGACGCAGTCTTTCTTTTGGGATACCAGTAACGCTCTCAATGTGCTGAGATTGCTTAATGGGCGGTCTTTTTTCTCTGTTGAGCCAGTTCCATACCTGTTGTTGTTTAACTTCCTTCCCGGAGCTTGCTGTAAGCTTCCGGGCCAACTCAGACTGGCCACCAGCAGTTTCAATTGCCTCTGAGAGGGCTAACTGCTCAGGCGTCATAGTTTGTCTCCTGTGGTTTGAGGTAAAAGTTGTTGTGAGTGTTGATTATACAACCTTAACAACTTTTATCACAACTTATAGGTGTTGGAAAGCTAAAACATAAAGTTGTAATCTCACCTACAATAGGGGGATAAAGTTGTGAATACACTTGCTGAAAGACTAAAAATAGCCAGAGAGAAGAAGGGAATGAGCCAAGCTCAGTTAGCTGACCTAATCGGCCTTTCACAACAATCTGTGGCTAAAATTGAAAATGGCGATACGCTTCAACCAAGAAAGATCAAAGAGATAGCGAAGGCTCTAGATGTGTCTCAAAAATGGCTACAACTCGGAATTGAGGAAAATGGTTCTATTTCTGATTTTATAGTTGAGGAGCTTGAAGAAGCCAAACTTGATCCAGAAGTGTTTGCCAATATCCCAATACTCGACATTGAGCTTTCTGCTGGCAATGGATGTGAGGCCGAAATTGTGGAATCAATTGTCGATTCTTTCCCTCTTCGTCGTTTCGATCTTAGAAAGGCTGGTGTAAGTCCTGCTAACGCAAGAATAGTAAAAATATGGGGCAACAGCCTTTTACCGGTATTGAATAATGGTGATCATGTAGCAATTGACATATCACAGTCGAAACCGATCAGAGATGGCGATTTATACGCTGTTAGAGATGGGGTTTTACTTCGGGTTAAAGTACTAATTAGCCAACCCGATGGAGGCTTAATACTGAGAAGTTTTAACAAAGAAGAGTACCCGGATGAAGTACTCAACTTTGATGAAAGAAGAGCCAGAATCCACGTTATTGGCCGCGTATTCTGGTCTTCTCGATCATGGTAGTGCATCGAAAAGCATTTCTTCTGAAATGATCTTCAACTTAGCTCCCTCATTATCTCTATACGAAACTGCTTTTTCAATTTTCCTTCCGTGACTGGAGAATTTCCAGTCTCGTGAGGAAAGTGTACCAATCACAAGAAAATCAATTTTCTTTGTGATACCGCTGGCAATTAGGCCATTATTTCTTTTAATTAAGTCTTCAACATGGGCCCTCTTTCCTGCCAAAAAGATGCCCGTTAAGCAAAAAATCTTATTTTCAACAGATACTTCAGCTGCATTGTCTAATGGTAATTTAGTGGCAAGACCATCTACGACGCCGCTTGTAAGGTCGCAACCGGTAAAATCCACCAGAGCCTTGTGTAGATTTTCACTTTCTTCGGCTGTGATTATCCCATCACTCAGGATCTCTTTTACTAAAGCGTATAATTCCTTTCCCGGGTAATTACTTTTTAACGCCCCGTTCTGCGTTAACCACCAGTCAAGGTATCTCACCTCTTCTTCACTTAATGTTCGATCTGAGATTAAGCCTTTGCAAAGACCATTCAATAGATGCAGATCTGACTCATTGGAGAATAAATCCACATCGGGTATATCAAGTATTTGTCTTTGTATATCATTAAGATGTTTCTTTAACTCACTGCGCTCATCATCAGAAACAACCCCATCGGCCAGTATTTTAGATACCCTTGTGCTTAGACTTTTGATCATACCATTTCTAATGGTCTGGTTGGCTTCAAGTAGCCAAGTATCGAGATATAGCACTTCTTCATCCCGTACGTATCCATCTGCAAGAATCCCATCTATGATGCTGATTAGATTGGCAAAAATCTTATTTCTATTGTGTGTGTAGTTAAATACATAGAGCTTATCTTCCATACAGCCTCCTTTTTTTGAACATCTTTGCATTCGGTCGTATCACAATCAAACCACATAAAGTTGTTGACATGGTCAATATCCACAACTAAATTACACCTTAAAGTTGTTGTTTTGATATGCAGCATTACAACTTGCTAAAAGAAAGTAGGTGTCTTCGGGAGGGGTTGCGGAGCTGGATTGACCACCAGCGACAGAAACTCACCAGACATACAGTAGCCGTTTAACCCGCGGCGTCGGGGATCCAGTAAACCTGGATTAATACTGTAGGGGTTGTGCCGGTTGGTCGCCGGCTCCCCGCCCGAAGACACCTGAGTTAACACAACATGAAAGCGCATTCCATCTTCCATCGGTCGTGGGGATCGGTTTGTAACTGAAGGAGTGCGCTTCCAGTTGTGAACGGCAATATTCGCAACCGCTGTATGGCACATGCAGCGTGAGCCGCCAGAGAGTTACCTTTATCCATGCTCTCTCAGGAATTCCGGAAGAATGTGCAAGCTAAGTGTTTCAGGCACGACGTGCGCCCCACCAGCGCGGCGAAAAGGTGTGACGCCCGGGAAGAGTCCGGAACACAACAGGTGAGAGCATTGGCGGTAACTCCGAAAGCTGACAGTTATCGTCCCGACGAAGAAGCGAGTAAGTCAGCGCTGCTCGTAGAAGAATCGGAACCCAGTGCTCTCTCCGTTGTGACGTGTACAAGCGTACTGCAGCGCCGGTCGACGCAAAGACCCGGAAATCGACTGAGCAACATTAACTGGTTGCCAATACCAAAACAGAGCGGCGGGAAGTAAGCAGATTAGCGTCCTGGTGTCACAACCCCATCACGTAGCCAGCGTGGTAACCCGTAGTACCTGTAACGAAAGCTGTATGAAGTTTTGGCGGTGCCAGTTTCCCTTTGTTTCTGGTACCGCCCTTTTTACACAAGACACAAGAGCATCACCGGGCGACGGGCTCATAACCCAATCCACCCGGGCGGCCGTCAACCCCAGATGCTCTTCTGTGTTGTGTATGGAGAAACCGTAGGCGGTGGCAGCCGCCCTAACAAAGAGGTAGTGCTATGAGCAATGATCGCATGACCAATGTTTCAGATTTCCTGGGCGAACTGGATGCTGGCGTGTTCATCAACAAGATCGCCGGGGCGCTCAATACCGCCGCACTGGGCGTTTTGAACAATGGCAGCAAAGGCAAAGTAGTACTGACTTTCGACATCGATCGCATGGGCAATTCGATCGAAGAAAAGCGAGTCATGATCAAACACAAGCTGCAGTACATCACCCCCACCCCTCGCGGGAAAGTTTCCGAAGAAGACACGACAGAAACGCCGATGTTCGTGAACCGCGGCGGCAAGCTGACCATCCTGCAGGAAGACCAGGGCAACCTGTTTACTCTGGGCGGGGAGCCGGATGCAAAGCTACGGACGGCACCATAGGCCGTGACTGATGCGTTTTTAGTTTAACTTCATTTTTCTTTAAGGAAATTTTATGTCTCAACAATTAGATGGCAGCGCAATTAAGCAAGTTCAGGACCTGGTGCTTTCCGGTTACTACATGGAAGATATCCAACGACTGGCATGCCCAACAGCTGTTCTCCCAGCTGGCACGGGTATCGAAAGCCTCGAACGCTTCTCCTCGGAGCGCTTTCGTTTCCGTGGTGCGATGGAAACCACAAGCATCGACGACTTTGTGCGTTATTCCTCAGGCTACGCCAAAGAAGACGAAAAAGCCCGTTGCTTTATTGATGCCGATAACATGCTGGCGCGTTCTATCTTCAACATCGGTACGCTGGATAATCCCGGGCACGCTGATAACGTCGCCTCGATCAAGCTGAAGAAAACAGCCCCATTCCGCGCGCTGCTGTCGATCAACGGGGATCACCTTAATCAGAAGCAAATCGCCGAATGGCTGGAAGACTGGAGTGATTACCTGATTGCATTCGATGCCGACGGTAACACGATGAAAATCGCCCAGGCCGCGCAGGCAGTTCGCCGCGTCACCATCCAGCAAACTAATGCCTCCGATCATGAAGATGGTGATTTCAGTGGCAAAAAGTCGCTGATGCAGAGTATCGAAGCCAGCAGTAAAGACGTGATGCCGGTGGCGTTCGAGTTCAAATGTGTGCCGTATGAAGGACTCGGAGAACGTGCATTCAGCCTGCGCAACAGCCTGCTGAAAAGTAATGATCCGGTATTCGTCCTGCGTATCGTCCAGTTGGAAGCCAAGGAAGAAGCGATCGCCAATGAGTTCCGCGACCTGTTGATCGGTAAGTTCGACGGTAAGCCGGTCGAGGCCTTCATCGGTACTTTCAAAGCCTAAGCCTGATTGCTCAGCCTTAAATCTCCGCTGCTGCGGGGATTTATTGAAGCGTAATCATTTTATTTATCGCCTTCTGGCGAGGGATTTCTACACCCAAATAACAGCGCTGTGCAGGCGTAACGTATGGAGAAAAAATAATGAGCTTTATCCAAACCCTTTCAGGCAAACATTTTAATTATCTCGATATCCAGCAAGACGCGATCGAGATCGAGGATATTGCCACCGCCCTCTCGCATATCTGCCGATTTGCCGGCCACCTGCCAGAGTTCTACAGCGTTGGACAGCACAGCGTTTTATCCAGCCTGCTCGTACCGCAGGAGTTCGCACTTGAGGCACTTCTCCACGATGCTGCCGAGGCTTACCTGCAGGATATTCCGGCTCCGCTTAAGCACCTCTTACCTGACTATTGCGCAATGGAGATTCGGGTTGATTCTGCAATACGTCAGAAATTCGGCCTGCCGGCTGAGCAGCACCCGACCGTTAAATATGCCGACCTGGTGATGTTGGCCAGCGAACGTCGTGATTTTGAGATCGACGACGGCACTGTCTGGCCCATGCTCGAAGGCATTATTCCGACGGATCAATTCGTTATTAATCCGGTTCGCCCAGGCCAGGCCTACGGGATGTTCATGAACCGCTTCCACCAGCTGATGGAGCGGCGCTAATGGCACATATGAAAGTTAAAGAACTGGTCGCTGCAGCTTACGCTTCGGCACCCGATCTACCACCGGAAAAAGCAGAGTTAATGCGCAATATCGCTTCACGGCTGGATGTAACGTTCATCGCCCTTACCGAAGCAATGGACCAAAACACAGCACAGGCTGCAGTGTTGGCAGGCCTGAATGGGGTTAATAACCATGGCTAAAGACTCAAAGGTTGTATACGGCGCCAGCGGCAAAACGAACGTTTTAGCGTTTGAACCTGAAAAACTGCACCTGGTTATCGACAAAACGCACCCGCTTTACGATGAGCGCATCCACCTGCCTATCAGCGAGGCAATGGTGCTGAACATCATGGACCAGGGCGTTCTTGAGCCGATTATCGTCTGGAAAGACCCGGAGACAGGGCTGTCTTGTGTGGTTGATGGCCGCCAGCGTGTGCGCCATACACTAGAAGCTAACAAGCGTCTGACGAAAGAAGGCAAAGAACCGTTACTGGTTCCGGCAGTCGCTAAACGTGGCTCCGCCATTCGCATGGCGCAGGCGATGGTAAGTGCTAACGAAATCCGCCAGGCAGATACACCGCTGGGCCGAGCAAAGAAAATGGCTGATGCGCTGGAGCGCGGCCACGATGAGGACGATTTAGCGCTGATGTTTGGCGTGAGTGTCCAGACCGTACGCGCAACGCTGTCATTGCTGGATGCCACCCAAGCTGTTCGGGATGCAGTGGAGTCCGGAACTGTCACCGTTACCCAGGCGCGTCAGCTTGGTGCGCTCCCACCTGAAGAACAGCGGACAAAAGTGGCAGAAATCGAGCTGGCGACCGCTGGTACCAAAGGCCACGAAAAAGCCCGTCGGCAACGTCAGATACTCGGTGAAGCAAAGCCGCGTATCAAATCGCGCAAGGAAATTGCAAAAGCCCTCGAAGATGCCAGCGGCGAATATGCCGAGGCTCTGCGCTGGGTGCTTGGGGAGGCGCAATGAACTTTGAACCTGAAAATTACAGCCGGCGCGCCCTGCTCTGGTTCGCAGCTGTGATCGAAATTGCCGGTTGGGTCGCTGTTTTCGTCGTGACCTGGGGGATCTGCATGGTTATTGAATGGGTGACAGCATGAACATCGAAACAGTAAACGAGCTCATCGCTTCCCTGGAGTCGGCAGGCGAGCTGTCGATCAGAGAGCAGAAGTTCCTGAAGCTGGTTAAAGCATATGTGCAGCTGGCTGCGGAGAACATGTCGATGATTCGCTTGTTGACCGACATAAGCGACAACCACGTTGAATACTTCTCTGAAGGCGAAGGAACCATGTTCGCGGGTGTGCCGCTGGATTATGTTTCAGAAATCAACATGTACGTTTCCCGCGATGTTAATGCTGAAAACCCGGTCCCAGCCACCGATCGCATCTATGCCGGGATTAAGGCTGATGGGGTGGAGGAAATGGCGTCAACTTACCGCGGTTTTGCCAATAAGGATGGCTGCTCTGTAAACATGAAATGCAGCTACAACCTCACCGCAGAACGAGCCGAAAGCTACGCGGCCTATATTCGCCACCAGATGCGCGAGGGGGCCGACAAATGAGCAAGTCATACATAGTGATTCTGCAATACCTGTGGTGCAACGAAACTGGCGGAGGCATTGAATACACCTCTGACTGCGTCAAATTTGATAAGCGCGATAAGGCTATCAGGCACGGATTTAAGCTGCGTGAAAGCGACGATTTCAACATCGGAGTTATCGAGGGCGGCAAATTGATTTCGTTTGACTGGATGGATAAGCCGGTTGGTGAAAGCGAAGACACGCTGGCACAGATTGCCGAGCTAATTAGTCCGGAGGATACAGAATGACTGATATCACCGAACTGGCGCAGCGTATGAAGACTACTGCAGAGGGCGGCGAATGAATCCATTGCTCGCATCCTGCGATGACGACGAAGATGAGGATGATGACTGATGCCAAGTAAATTAAAGCGCCGGCGATGGAGGCGTATACGGGATGATTTAGCCTGGTATAAGGATGAAGCAAAGGACCTTCATTGCCGTCTTATGGAATTAGCCGATGAAGTTGCAAACCTTCGCAAACAGATTCTCCCAGTATCTAAAACGGTGATTGCCAAACTGAAGATTTACGAAACAGATAAGGATGATCGAGACCACCAGCTATGCAGAAGATGTAATGACGGGATCCGTGGTGGTTGCTCGTCATGTGCTTATAACGTTCGATAACCGGGTGCAGCCGGTATATGGAGAAGAAATGTCACGTATGGTCTCTTTACTCGAATGGGCGAAAGATGAATTCGGCAGTGAAGCCCCTAGCGAGCGAGTATTAAAAAAATACGCTAAAGGTCAGATGATAGCACCACCACCGATGAGAGTCGGGCGGCGCTGGATGGTTGACAAAGAAGCTCGTTTTATAGGTGTAGTTGCTGAACCTCAACTTCCAATACATGTTAACCCAAAACTGAGACGGATAATTAGCGATGGCAGCTAGACCGCGTACCCATAAAATCACTATTCCAAACCTATATTGCAAACTTGATAAACGTACCGGAAAGGTTTACTGGCAATACAAACACCCTATCTCTGGTCGTTTTCATAGCCTCGGCACGGACGAAGCTGAAGCAAAGCAGGTGGCAAGTGAAGCAAATACGATTATTGAAGAGCAGCGCACCAGGCAGATCCTTGGTATTAACGAGCGTCTGGCTCGCATGAAAGGAAACCGCACGGATATTACAGTTTCTTCATGGCTCGACAAATATGAATTGGTGCAGGAGGAAAGATTGAAACACAACGAACTGCGCCCAAACTCTTTTCGACAGAAAGCTAAACCAATCCGTCTTTTTCGTGAGCATTGTGGTATGCAATATCTAAAAGATATAACAGCACTTGATATTTCCGAAATAACAGATGCTGTTAAGGCTGAGGGTCATAACAGGATGGCTCAAGTTGTACGCATGGTACTAATAGATGTTTTTAAAGAGGCTCAACATGCTGGTCACGTTCCGCCAGGATACAACCCTGCCCAAGCAACGAAACAGCCACGAAATAAGATAAGCAGACAAAGGCTATCTCTGGAGGAATGGGAGGCTATTTATACATCCGCCGAACAACAACAACCTTATTTGCAATGTGGAATGTTGCTTGCCATTGTAACAGGGCAACGCCTTGGGGATATTTGCAATATGAAGTTTTCGGATGTATGGGATGATATGCTGCATATTGAGCAGGAGAAAACAGGAACTCGTTTAGCCATTCCCCTTTCTCTCAGAAATGAAGCGTTAAATATTACTCTGAGTGATGTTATTTCAAAATGTAGAGATGCTGTGGTGAGTAAATATCTTGTTCATTTTCGCCATAGCACCTCACAGGCTAGTCGTGGTGACCAAGTGTCAGCCAAAACACTTACTTCAACGTTCAAGAAAGCACGGGATAAAAGCGGTCTTACCTGGGAAGAAGGAACAGCACCGACTTTCCATGAACAGAGGTCTCTTTCAGAGCGCTTGTATCGTGAGCAAGGAATAGACACTCAGAAACTATTGGGCCACAAAACAATGAAAATGACTGACAGATACAATGATGACCGCGGCAAAGAGTGGATCGTTGTTGGTAAAAAAGCAGTATGA